TTCCATTGTGTGTATTTGATACCTTCGCTTTTTGTTATAGCGTCTGCGCCTGTTGGTTGATCACTAGTGCCAGTGTTGTCATCTCCGTCGCTGCTGTCGCCTGTGCTGTTTCTAGTATCGAATGCGTTTTGTAGCAAATCGCTAAAGCTTTTTGCTTCCCATCTGTCGGCTGTGTGGTTCCAGTAAAGCACATAGTCAACACCCTTGCCTGCTTCAACGTCACCTAAGTCATTTAGATACTTTGTGCTTTCAGTTTCAGCTGTACCAGCATCAACATTTGGGTTAGTGTCGCCTATTTTATTTCTTTGCCAGTCTTTGTTATCGTGTCCAGCAAGTGTACCACCACGAGTCATACTAAACTCAATATCAGTTTGTGTAATCACACCATTTGGATCAGCTACAAAGGCATCGTTGACTAAGATAGTCTGCCAGTGAGTTGGCGTGTCACCTAAGTCCCACCAGAACTGCGTGTTGTTTGTTAGGTCTCTTACTCCTGGGTATCCGGGTGATGCTAATCCAACAATAGGACCTTCAGCAACTGGAATACAGATGCTTTGTCTTGCGTTTGAAGTATATTCACTTGATTGTCTACCCAAGTCAAACTGTGTGTTTGACATACCAACCATACCGTAAATGATTGGAATAACACCTGGCTCAACTTGGATACCCATGTCAATGCCTTCGGCTAGTTCTTGTTTAGATTTGCGTGTAGTTTTTTTAGTGCTTGCTGCTAAACTCGGTGCACCTTTTTGTTGAACATAATTACTAACAAAGCTGTTCAGCACACGCTGAGTCATTTCTTTGAAATCAAAAAATCCTGCCATTATAACTCCAGTTTGCGTGCGCTAGGTAAGTCTAGTCTGTCTCCGCCTAATGATGGCGTAAGTGTAAATGTCATTTCACGAGCGTTTAGTTCGTTTACACTTTTTATAAAAAATGTTTGTGGTAGAATTGTTTGTCCATTGCCATCGAGAAAGCGTCTGCGTTCAACTCTTATACCTTTGTAATTGCCCAGTCCAGTAAAACCTGCTGTAGCAATTGCCCAATCTGTATCCCATAGTTTATCACACGAAATACTCAAGCTTGGTTCGCTTACTGCGCCTGTCAAGTCACTTCTAATACCAGACATTTCGATTTCAATTGTAGTGTATCCAATGTAATCGTAGTCTGATAGTTTTACAGTTGTGCCATCAAAGTAAAAATCATAAAGCTTTATAAGTGTGCCAGTGACAAGCTTCTGCGTTTCGATATCCCAAAAACTCATGAATCATAGACTTCCATTAGACTTGCTGATATTGTTCTAATCTCTGGTGATGTCATTTCCACATCAAAGTTTTGTAAGTAAAACTCACCTGCTGTACGCAACATTGTGTTAGCAGCAATATCAATATGATCGCCTGTGTCCATTTTGCCTTCAAAAAACTGAACAATAGTATCTGCTGTTGCTGGGTCTAAGTTTTGGTAGCTAATACTAAGCATTCTACGCTTTTGGTTTCTGCCCATTGGCGTGCGTTGAATATAGCCGTCGCCAAACTCAACTGTTCTGTGCCTAGGTGCTACGCTGTATGAACTTGACATACTGATTTTATCTTGATGTGGAAGCGTCATTAGATTAGTCCTCCGAACTGTGTGTTCTGTCTAAGCACATTGTAAGCAACCTGTGTCGCTACGCCTTCTACATAACGGCGCATTTCGGTTGCGCTTGTGCTGTCATTTGCATTTGCGCTTACATTACTTATGTTGAAATTGAAACCGCCTAAGTTGGCTGTTGGACTACCGTAGTTGCTTGGTAATGGTTGGAATGCGTTTTGTGTCCCTCTTACGCCTTGTTCAACTGGCTTGATCATTTTGCTTGGAATCTTGTCCATGTGCTGCCCAACTTCTTTTACCATATCTGGAATAATGCTGTTGCCTACAACGCTGTCGTATAGTTCCCAAAACTTGCTCTTAGCACCCTCTGTGAAGTTCTTTACGCTGCCAATAACACCTTCAAGCTTACTGCCCATCCAACTTTTTACCCCGTTTACAAGGTCTGGAATAACGCTGTTACCCACCACATAGTCGTATAGTCCCCAGAAGCTTTGTTTTGCTCCACTGGCAAAGTTGCTTACACTTTCGCCTGCTGCGCTAAGTCCGCTGCCTACTTTGTCTTTGATGCCTGAACCCATTTCACGCATAGCATTTACACCTGAACCAATAAATTCAATCATTGTTTTGATTTTATCAATAACATTGCCAACAACATCAATCATACGCTCAAATGCTGGAATGATAATAGTTGTAACAACTGTGCCAATAGCTTCAAAGCCTGTTTGTAATAGCGGTGCTAGCGTTTCTGCTATTGGTGCTAATACTGTAGCAACTTTTGACAACACATCTAATAGCAGTTTGAATCCTGGCCACAGCACATCCATAATCACAGTGCCAAGCAATGAAAAGATAGGTTGTAGCTTTTCTAGTGTTGGTCCCATATTGGTAAACATTTCAGCAACTTTAGTAATAGCATTGCCAAGTTTCTCACCAAGTGATAGTGCCAAGTCTTCGTTTGCTTTTAGGAATGTTGTTAGATCGCTAACAATCTTTTTGATAGCATCGCCAAAGCCGCCTTCGCCTACTTTGATCATCAAGCCTTCGATGGTATCTGACAGCGTTGAAAACTTCACGCTCAAGTTGTCACTTGCTCGATCCATACCACCGCCAAATCGTTCAGTAAAGCCTTCGCTTAGTGCTGTTGTCATTTTAGCAGCACCTTCAGCAGTTTTACCAAAGTCTGATACGTCTTGTCTTGTTAGGTTTAGTTTCTTACGCAGGATGTCGTAAACCGGAATACCTCTATCAGCAAGTTGGTCCAGTTCTTCAACGCCCAAGCCACCAGCAACTGTTCTTGAATACAAGTTGGTTACAGCTTGTAGTGCTCCAACTTTATCACTTGACACACTGGCAACATCGCCTAGCATTGTTAGCATTTCAACGCTTGGATCAAGTCCTGCTGATTTTAGTTTTAGAAATGCTTCTGACACCTGATCAACTTGGAACGGTGTTTTCTCTGTAAAGCTTCTAATAAATTTGAAAGCGTCATCTGCGTTGCTGGCACTGCCAGTAACTGTTTCAAGTGCAACTTTTAGATCTTCTGCTTTACCAGTAGCGTCTAAAACACTCTTACCAAACGCACCAAGTCCGCCAACAGTAATAGCACCAGCAAGCATGCCTTTGAACTTGCCAAAACTGCTGCTTGCTTTGCTTATACTTTTGTCGACTTTTTTGAATTGTTTATCTACGTTGCCTACTTTTTTGGCCATAGGACGTAGATTCTTTTCTATGCGATTGAGAGCAGCGGTAGCCCTGTCAATTGCTTTTATCTGAATTTCAATATCAGTGCTTGCCACGTTTCATGCTCGCTTTCTTTTGTTCATCGGCTCGGATGCGATAATATTCGCTCCAACCAATATATTCCGACCTTGACATATCTGTTATCTCATCTACTGTTTTGTTTAGTGCTTCAGCGAGTTGATACCTAAAGAACATGTCAGGGTCGGTTTTTAGTTTTTTGCGATGTCTTCTTGCTCCGGCTCAAAGCTTAGAATGTAACCGGCTACTTCAGTGATAACAATTGGATCTACACCGTTCATAAGTTCAAACTTGTCGGCAGATTTGAACAACGGTGCACCTTCTTCGTCAAGTGCTCTCATAATAAGCACTTCTACCATTGCTTCCATCGTTTTGCCCTCTTGGTGTAATTTCATTACTGCTTCTGTTTGCTTGATAGTAGCACTAGGCTTGAACCAAACTTTAGATTCCCATTCTTTGACTTCGTAGCACTCCAAGCCGCCGTTCATTTTCGACTTGAAGTGCCCTGTTGCTTTTGACATAATATTCATTTGCTGTATCCTTTTTTGCTTTAGTTAGTTTCGTCAATATCACCAAGTAACGCTGTTTTTGAGTAGCCTGATGCATCGTTTGACTGGAAGTCAAAACTTGCTGTTACAAGATCGCCAAAAGCAACGTCAATTGTTGAACCTGTGATGATAACATCACCAGTGATGTAGCTAGCATTTGGAACAACTTCCAGTGTAATA